ATACCAGATGAACAACCTGTCATTCTTCCCGGGAAGGGAACTGGGTGCGTCATCATCTACATTCTACTGCGACGGATATTACAATCCGGCTGCTACAAGCGGTCTCCGTGGCGCTAGATTGCTTGGCTCTGCTAACAATGGTGGCAATGCCGGCTCGTTGTCCCTCGATGGCAGCAGTGGTGTCGGTGCTGCCTATGCGAACTGGGGCGCGTTCCTCTGCGAATGGGCAGAGGAGTTCTCGACGGAACCATTCTTTGTCCAGGCAGCCTGAGCAAGTTAGGTTCTCGAAGAGAACAAGGCACACCAGGCGCCCTGGCGCCTCCCGCTCCTCGAAAGAGGGGCGGGCAAATTTTAAAAAAATTCGTTCTTTGACTTTGTGTAATTGAAATAATTGTATTACCTTTGCAACCGCAATCCGAGAATTGCAGGTAGAACCTTCATTCGCGGTCTCCGTGGCGCTAAATTGCTTGGCAATGCTAACAATGGTGACAATGCCGGCTCGTTGTACCTCAATGGCAACAATGGTGTCGGTGATGCCAATGCGAACTGGGGCGCGTTCCTCAACAAAATCCAAAGTGACACAACAAGAAGGTGAGCCTGACCCATTGGTCGAAAATATCGAAAGATGACAGCGAGCCTCGTAATCCATATAGATGAGCGGCATACCTGCCGGTAGGAATTTGCAGACTACCAAAGACCCACAGATCCCGACAAAGACACCGACAAAGACACCGTCATAGATCCCGCTTAGACCCCGTTTAGATTTTAAACCCGTTACAATGCGTAGGATACGTGACAGAGCGGAAAACGAGTCTGTGGAGAATGCCCACAAGGCATATGACAATTTTTCCGATCATAAGCACAATCGCGACTACGTAAAGGTATATGAAGCCCGTCTTCAGGAGAATCTGGAGCTGGCCGTCAGGTTCATTGTCGAGGAGTCATGGACGCCTGAAGGATACAAGGAGAAAGTCATCTTCGAGAAGAAATTCCGGAAGCTGGCCAAGGCACCCGTCATGGACCATGTCGTGGAGAGCGCCACCATATTGCCTTACGAGAAGCAGATTTACGACTACTCCACATGGAGGGCTCCGGCAGTGAAGCCGGGGCTCGGCACGCATGGGCTCTTCCGCATGCTCAGGAACGAACTGAGGAACCACCCTCAGGAGGATATGATGTACTACGTTCCCATGGACGTGCACCACTACTTCCCGCTGATGGACCATGCCATCCTGAAGGAAAAGCTGCAGAGGCTCATCAAGCCTGGCAAGCTGCTGCGTTTCTGCTTCAAGGTCGTAGACAGCTACACGCAAGGCGTTCCCCTGGGTATCAAGGTGGCACAGCTCTTCGGACAGGTGTACCTCGCAGACTTCGACCGTCTGGCCATGCGCTTCTTCGATATCGGGAAGGATCCTGAGAAGATGGCGTACTGGACGAGGCGATATATCGAGGGGCGCATCGTCACGGCACGCTCGCCCGATGACTACAGGGCGCTCTGCAGAGGACCTTCCTATCTGGCATGGTTGTTCAGACGGTATGTAGACGAAGGGCTTCCCTTCTACATCAGGTTCGTCGACAACATCCTGATACGCCATGGCGACAAGACGGTGCTCCACATCGCGACGGAACTGTCCGTCATGCACCTGGAGAGGGACTGGCACTGTACCGTCAACAGCGACTACAACGTGCGTCCTGTGTGGATGGGCATCCGCATTGTGGGATACGTGTTCCACCACGATGGGGTGCTGGCAGGGAAACAGAATAAGAAGAACCTCGCGAGGAGGGTAAGCAGACTGAGGAAGAAAGGCTTTTCGGAGGAACAGATAAGAATCAGGCTTTCCTCACGGTTCGGATATATAAAACATGCTGATTGCATACACTTACTAAAGAAACTAGGAATGGAAAAATCACTCGGAAAAATAATCAAGTCAAGAAGAGTCAAGGCGCCGTTCCAGGACATGAACGGCAGCCAGAAGGTAAAGTTCTCCAGCATTTGCAACAAATGCGATGAGACGGCTGGGGAGAAAAAGAGGGAACCCGTGAAGATCTATCTCGAGGACTACAAGATCATGAACTCGAAGATAGACAAGGAAAAGGTAATGGTAAAGGTCGAGAAGGCAGACGGCTCACCGGGAATGATAGAGCAGTCCACGCCACAGAAGGCACTGGCCATCAGGTTCAAGAGGATTCTCAAGACGTTCACCCTCGACGGTGAGGAGTCGTATGTCTTCGAGAAAAAGAAAGACGAGCAGGGGAACCCTACCGATGAGGATGCGGAATACTACAGCTTCACGGGGTCGAAGATACTCATCGACCAGGCACTCAACGATTTCACCATCGAAGACCTGCCGTATCCCACCATCATACAGCAGTTCACGGGTAAGAACGGACAGACTTTCGTAAAATTCACATAGTTATTTAAAATTCATCATCATGAACAATGAGACTTTTTCAGCGGTCTATCAGACCCGCAAGACGTACATGAAGTACGACGATCAGCACATCATCGGTTATCTGAACGAAGAGGTGCTCGAGAACTACACCCCAGGCGACCAGCCTGACGAGGGTGAGCCCGTATTGTGGCCCGTCGCTTACCGTTATACGGGTACCGAGCGCGACGGTGGTACCGTCATGCCGTGCACCAATATGCACGACACCGGTGACGTGGCTAACGCCATCATCCGTTCACGCTACACGGAGAGCCAGGAGCTGGCCATCCACCGCCATGCGCAGAACGGGGACTATGAGGAGAACCCCACCGAGTACGAGGAGTACAACGCCTTCTGTGAGGCTGCCGTCGCACAGGCCAAGGCGTGGGTGCTCGGAGAGTAGCCATCATGCCGGTCTGCAGCAGCTCTTCTGCAGGCCGGTATTTTCATATCCCGCACGTGCGGGTTACCTTTGCATTGAAAACATATTAATGCAAGGGATATGACACCGAACGCAAAAGACAAGATCCAGTACTCCACCGCAGTATTCATGCTGCTTTCAGGAGTGGTGCTCACCTACTGCTCCTTCTTCATGAAGGGCGACGTCCTCGACAGCGTGCTGTGGTATGCAGGCCAGACAATGGTCTATGCAGGCAGCATCTTCGGAGTGTCCGTGCTCATACGGACCAAGAGCGGTGAGCTGAGAAACTATATCGAAGAACGCATCCGTGAAGAGAAGGGAGGCGCGTCATGAAACTGCAGATGGTGACACGCGACGAGCTGCTGGTCATCATGCCGGGTAGCGAGAACAGGGTGGATAAGTTCCTGCCCTTCTTTAACACCTATGCCGAGCGCTTCCAGGTAGACACCACCCTGCGCTTCGCACATTTCATCGCCCAGGTGGCTCACGAGAGCGGAGAGCTGCGCTACGTCCGCGAACTGGGCTCGGGCATGAAGTACGAGGGACGCAAGGACCTGGGAAATACCAAGCAGGGTGACGGACCGCGCTACAAGGGCCGTGGGTTCCTGCAGATAACAGGGCGCAAGAACTACCAGATGATAGGCGAGGCGCTGGGGCTGAACCTCATAGACAATCCCCAGCTGCTGGAGCAGCCCGAATGGGCAGTGGCCAGCGCCTTCTGGTTCTGGGACCGCCATAAGCTCAACACATGGGCAGACAAGGATGATGTGGTGACCATCACCAAGCGCATCAACGGAGGCACTAACGGGCTAGCGGATAGGAAGAAGTTCCTACTTGCAGCCAAAAAGATATTCAAGGTATGAGAACATTTTCCTATTTATTCCTGGTACTCCTGCTCTGCGCCTGCAGCTCCAAGAAACATGTGATCAAAGAGGACGTGAAGCAGGAGGTGGACAGCACCGGCATCACGCAGGTGGCCACCACCAGCGAGGTAACCAGCAAGGATACCGCCAGCAGCCAGACAACAGTCACCGACGCCCTCGAGATAGCGTTCAGCGATTCCGGAAAGGTGGAGCTGAAGCCCGACGGCAGCATGCTCATGACAGGTGTCAAGTCGGTAAGGGACAACCGCAAGAGCGATAGTCGCCAGCAGTCCTCCAATATATATACCGAAAAGCGTGACAGCAGCGCCCATCAGCAGGCTGCAGTCCACAGCAAGACACAACGCAAGGCACGCGACACCCTGAGGCAGCCCGCTGCTGGCTCATTCTCCTGGACTCTGGCATGGATCATGCTGGGAATGGCCCTCGCAGCAGCTCTTTTCTTCTACATATACATAAGGCATAAGCATACATAATATTGTTTTTTTAGTTTGTTAGATTATTATAGAGTGTTTTTCATTTTTCTGTAATCAGGAAAAGTTTTAGGTTAGTAAGTGTATAAGCCTCTGTCGAGAGACAGGGGCTTTTTTTAGCGCATCATGCAACTTTTTCCCCGAAAAACTTGCAGATATGGGAAAAAGTTCCTATCTTTGCAACGTTCAAATTTACTCAGTGACTAGAAGTCGCTGGATTCACATCCGGCTATTTTTATGTCCAATCGATTATTGGTTAAAATACTGCAGCAACCGCGTCGTGGAGCCGAAATGCCCACGGAGTCCTACTGAGTAGACTTGAACAGCGCGTAGTGCTGCATTTTTATTTGTTCAAAAAACTCAGTTATGGAAACAAAGAATTATCTGTTCAAGGAGAACGTGACGGACCATCAGTATTTCTGCCAGGTCCAGGTGTCTAAGAAGTTCATGGCCACCATCGATGACCAGGAACTCGAGCTGCTGCAATGGATGCGCGACACGCTGGCGCACAAGTCGGCAGACAGCGACCAGGTATACAGCGTAGTGGACCGCATACAGCGACGCGTGGCCACCATCAATGCCCACCGCGACGGCACAGGCCCGTACCTCACCGTCACCTTCCACTCGCTGAAACGCGACGAGTCCGGATTCATCCGTATCGAGCGTACCGCTGGGCGCCACCAGTCGGTGCTGCTGCCCATCATCGACTACCGCGGAAGCGTTAAAATCGATGAACTGTAATTACCGTACCGATTTTTTCGTATATTTGCAACAGAGAAGGAAAGGAGTTAAGTATGGAAATCATATTAATACTATTGGTCGCATGGGTAGTCCTGGTGTTCATAGCGCCTAAGAGTTAGTATTTTCGCATAGAAATAATAGGTGGTATATTTGTATTTGAAAACAAATATACCGCTTTTTTTATGGCATACAACGAAAAATTCATGGCAGAGATCCTGCTGAACGACTCGGAGGTTCAGAACAAGATCAAAGACCTCGAGAACCGTCTGGAGGAAGCCAAGAAAAAACGACAGGAGGCATTTGAGAAGGGAGACACCAAGGCACTCAATGCCTACGACAAGATCATCGACAGCACCAACCGCAAGCTGACCAAACAGCAGCAGCTGGCGCAAGGCCTTAACAAGGCCATGGGCAACCTGAGTACCGCCAAGGTGAAGGAACTGGAGGCTCTGATTTCCCATATCAACAAGCAGCTCAACAGCTCGCATATCGAACGCAATAGCGCACAATGGAGAGTGCTGACAGAGAAACTGCGTGAGGCGAAGACGGAACTGCGCCAGATGAATGAGGCGGTGGGGGTTCAGCAGTCTCTATGGAGCCGTTTCTTCTACACCCTCAATAAGAACTGGGGAGCCTTCACGCAGATTCTTGGAGCCGTCACAGGTCTCTCTGTGGCCGTCCGTACTTCCGTTAAGGCGTATGCCGACATGGAAGAGGCGATGGCAGACACCCGCAAATATACAGGACAGACGGATACAGCCATCCGTGAGCTTAACGAGGACCTGAAGAAGATGGACACCCGTACAGGTCGTGAGGAACTGAACGAGCTCGCAGGTGCTGCAGGCCGTCTGGGAAAGACATCCAAGAAGGATATCATGGAATTCGTCGAAGCCGGTAACATGATCAAGGTTGCCTTGGGCGACGACCTCGGTGAGGGTGCCATCGACAAGGTGGGCAAGCTGGCAATGGCTTTCGGTGAGGATGACAAGATGGGACTGCGTGGCGCCATGCTGGCCACGGGTTCCGCTGTCAACGAGCTGGCTCAGAACTCCAGCGCACAGGCAGACTATCTCGTTGACTTTACGGCTCGTGTGGCAGGTTTCGGCAAGCAGCTGGGACTGACACAGGCGCAGATTATGGGATTCGGTGCCGTGATGGATGAGAACCTGTTGCGTGACGAGATGGCTGCTACAGCCTTCGGCAACATGCTCACCAAGATGCAGACCGACACCGCCAAGTTCGCCAATATAGCAGGCATGGACGTGAAGAAGTTCACGGACCTGCTGAACAAGGATGCCAATGCTGCCATCCTCGCCCTGGCTGACAATCTCCGTAAGGCTGACCCGCAGAACATGATGAAGATGCTCGACGACATGGGACTCGACGGATCGCGTGCCGTGGGCGTGCTTTCCACCATGGCAGACAAGATAGACGATGTGCGTGCCCGTCAGGAACTTGCCACCAAGGCATACGCAGAGGCAACCTCTATTCAGGAGGAGTACAACACCATGAATAATACGGTAGAGGCAGGACTGGAAAAAGCAAAGAAGCAGTTCCAGGAACTGGCTGTGGAACTGGGCGAGAAACTGATGCCTGTTGTCAGATACACCATCAATACGGGCTCTGCCATGATTAAGATCCTGAGCCAGCTGGTTACATTCGTCACTCAGCACAGGAATACTATTATCGCCCTGGCAGCATCACTGGTCATCCTGAATGCACGCCAGCTGGTGAACATCACTCAGACGAAGGCTCAGGTGCTGTGGACAGGGAAACTTTCATCAGCAATAAGAAGCCTGAATGTTGCCGTGAAGGCAAACCCGTGGGGTATTGCTGCAGCTGCTGTTGCAACATTCATCGGACTGTTGTCTGATGCTGCTTCGAAAACCGAAGAAAATACGGAGAAACTGAACGGTCTTGACCGTGCACACCGCAAGGCATCGGATGACTTTGACAAGGAGCGCAGCCATATTGAGTTCCTTACGCGTCAGGTGCACAATAACAACCTGTCGTATGAAGAGAGAAAGAAGATGCTCGATGAGCTGAAGGGTCTGGTACCAGGTTATCTTGCAGATCTTGACAAGGAAAAAGGTCTGGTGAATGACAATACAGATGCCTTGACGGATTATCTGAAGCAGCTGGAGAAAAGCATCAAGCTGAAGGCTGCTCAGGAAGAACTGGAGGAAGCGTACAGGAAGAAAAGAAAACTCGACAAGAGCAAAAAAACGCTGGAGGGTGACCTTGATTCTGCGAACACAAGCCTGGCAGCTGCTTCATTCTCGGCAAGCAGTAGGGCAAATAGCCTTGGAACTTCCGGTATGCGTACAATCTCAAAAGGAACGGATATCGCTACAAAGAATGCCCAGGCAAGAGTGAACGATGTCAAGAAACAGCTGAAAGACGTCAATGACCAGTTAAGTGAAGCTGAGGATGACATCAAGGATTTGGAGAAAGAGATATCCACTACCTCTGCACAATTCGATAAGAAGACCACTAACAAAGAAAAAGTGGTCACTCCATACGTCTCCGATGCTGATCGCAAGAAACAGGAGGCTGAGCAGAAGAAACGCGAGGCTGAGCAAGAGAAAGCCAAGCGTGAGGCCTTGCAGAAACTGAAGGATGCTGACCGCGAACAGAAGGCCATCACCGATGAACGGCTGGCAGACAACATGCTGCAGTACCGCGCAGGTCTGCAGGACTATCGCCAGTATGTGGAGAACCAGCTGCTCATACAACAGGAGGGTCTGAAGGCTCGCATGACCGTGTGGGACAAGGAGTCCAACGAATACAAGCGGTACCAGAAGCAATACCAGGCACTCCTTCTGAACGGTGATGAGGAAACCATGCGACTGCGCGCTGAGGACTTCGAGCGTGCACATATCCTGCTGATGCACCAGCTGGAGCAGGACTTCCATACCGAGGGCTCTGCCATCTACCAGAACGAGGTAGCCTACAATGAGGCTCGCTTCCAGGAAGAGATGGCTTATCTCGAGGACCGTAAGGAACTGACACGTGCAGGCTCGTGGGAGCGCATGCAGATAGAGCAGGAGATTGAGGACAAGATGCATCAGCACCAGCTGGAGAACCAGATATCGTTCCAGGAGATGCTCGATAACGTGAAGACCTCTTACCTGCAACAGTCTGACCAGAAGCGCATGGAGCTGGAGCTGAACAACCTCGAGGAACTGAACAAGCGCAAGCTGCTGTCAGAAGAGGAGTACCAGCGTGCAAGTATGGCGATAAAGGCACAGTATGCCGACGGGAAAACACCAGGCGAACAGGTGCAGGCTGACGGAGCTAATGCCTTGAAGGTGGCTGAGAGCAACGCCAAGAAGAACGCATCTGGTACTGCAGACATTCCCATCATCGGTACCGTGTCCCTTTATGCATCTACCATGGAGCAGCTGGAGGAACTCTACAAGAAGGATGAGATATCGCATGAGGCCTACTTGGAGGCAAAGCGTCAGGCTACTGCCAACTTCTGCCAGAACCTGGCATCACAGATGTCTGCAGCCTTCAACGGTGTAAACCAACTCATGTCTGCTGCATCTTCCTACTATGGCGCACAGAGCGATCTCGAGGTGGCCATGACCAAGAAAAAATATGAGAAGGAGATAGCTGCTGCTGGCAACAACCAGCGTAAGATTAAGAAGCTGCAGGAAAAGCAGGCCAAGGAAGAGGCAGCCATCAAGACGAAGTACAACCGCAAGCAGGTAAAGATACAAATAGCGCAGGCTATTGCACAGACTGCCGTCAATGCGCTGAACGCATATGGTTCTGCAGCTGCTATTCCCGTAGTCGGTTATATCCTGGCACCTATCGCTGCAGCCATGGCTGTAGCTGCTGGTATGATGCAGGTGGCTGCCATCAAGAAACAGGCCGAGGCACAGGAGGCAGGATACTACGAGGGTGGCTTCACGGGAGGCAAGCGATATCGCAAGGAGGCTGGTGTGGTGCATGAGGGCGAGTTCGTGGCCAACCATCAGGCAGTCTCCAACCCGAACGTGCTCCCGCTGCTGCAGTTCCTGGACCAGGCACAGCGCAACAATACGGTAGGATCGCTCACGTCGGAGGATATCAGCCGACAGTTGTCTGGCGGGAACGGTGCCGTGGTAGCTCCCGTGGTCAATGTGAATACGGACAACGAGGAGATGAGGGAAAGCATCGACAGGATGAACGATACCATAGACGATTTGAATGAAACCATAAAGGACGGTATCAATACCAAGTTCGATATGGACGACTTCGAGAAGAACTGGAACCACCATAACAAGACGAAGAACAGATGATAAAATGCTATATCAACGGGAATGAGGTATTCCCATCGCTGAAGAACGGGCTGAAGATGGTCATCGAAAACCCTAACATGAGGGATAAGAGCTCGTACACCTATGATATCACATTCCCCATGGACATACTGGAGAACGTGAAGTGCTTCTCGGGCATCTCCAGGGCATCCGTCACCGTGAGGAACCGCACCTTCGAGGACTGCCGGCTGATGGCCAACGACAAGCTGCTGTTCCAGGGAAAGGGTATTGTCTCCATGGTGAACAACGAAGAGGTGAAACTGCAGATCGTTCAGGAAGAGAAAAGCAACATCCCGTCGGTCTTCAGCAGCAGCTACATAGACCTGCTCGAATACCCTGCCGTCAACAGCCGTTACAAGCAGGCTGTGTTCGATGATGGAGGCAGTTCCTTCGATGGCGACGGTAATGGTCTCATCGACTGGACGGACGTGAAGACGGAGCTGCAGGAGAACAGGTTCCTGGGAGAACAGGGGAAATATACGTTCATCATGACGCTGAAGGGTGATGCCACCGGAGAGGATATTGAGGACTTCGTGAACGTCTGCTGCTGCAACGACGAAGGATATGCATGGCCCCTGTATCATCTTGCCGTACAGCCTAACCTGATGTACGTGCTCAGGCTGGTACTGGCATCTGCCGGCTATTCGGCCGACCTTTCGGCCATCGACTGCGAGCCGTGGAATGATCTTTATATCTGCTCCTGCAACATCACGCTGGATATCGCAGAAGCACTTCCACACTGGACCTGCAAGAAGTTCCTCGAGGAGATAGAGAAGCTGTTCAATATCTCCTTCGAATGGAATACCGGCTATGTGCGTGCCGTCAAGCTGTGGGAGAGAGAGGCTTCGCAGACAGTGGAGATAGAGACTGAGGATGAATTCGAGCGCAATTACGACGAAGAGGGGCAGACGTATGCCGACACCTCAAACCTGACATACAATCTGGGTGATACTCATGACCCGAAGGATACCGTCAGCCGTGAGGCCGTACAGAAATACGGTGTAAGGCGATATCCGTCGATGGCTGCTCTCGAGGCTGCCCTGCAGACGATGACCGAGAAAGAGAAGAAGACATCCTTCTTCGCCATCAGCGAGCGCCCTGAGCTCTACTACTTCCACGAGAGTACGGAGGAATCTGATACCGACTGTCTGAAGCCTACGGGACTGTTCCGTCCCATGTTCAGGGATCTCGATTCAGACAGTACGACGGATCTGAACATCACGCCTGTCGCCATAGAGAACGAGGATAGCCCGTTCTGGCCCATTCTGAGGAACTATCCAGGCGGTGGCCATGACCCGAGGTTCTACATGATAAATGTCTACAGGGCTGTCTTCCAGTATCCTGTCACCCAGCCGAAGGAGATTCACGACGACTATGTTTCCGTGCAGGATGTGGTAGAGGAGGGTAGTGGAATCGATGACGACGAGGACACATCACAGATGGATATCATGTTCGTCAGTCCCCTGAACACCGCAGATGTTCCGGTGATAATAGACCACCAGGTCGCTCCTTATGGGCAATACAGCTCGATGCAGACTGTCACTGTTCCAAAGGCGAAGACCGACGATCATCTTTTCAGAACGGGTGAGAAGAACGCATCGCTGGCACTCAACGGGTGCACTACGATGATATGCATGGGCGACAACCATGTCACCCAGCTGCAGATAGACCAGGCTTCCGCGTTCAACAAGAACGAGGAGCTTATCACCAAGTTCCTGGCAGATGACGTACCGCCTGTCAGCAGGGTCTTCGTTATTGCCAACAAGCGGTACATCGCCAAGCAGCTGGAGATACAGGTCAATGAAGACGGGGTAGCCCATGAGATAACGGGGCACTTCTATGAGTTGCTACAGTGAGCCGTCGAAGGTCTTCACCTCATCGGGGATGATGGCTGATCGCTTCAGGTATTTGTTTGTGACTGCGATATCTGAGTGACCTGCCTGGTCGCGGGCGACCACAACACCCTCCGCATTGGCCAGGTCACGGATGCCTGAGTCCTTCAGACTGTAGAACTGGTAGCTGTCCGGCCACTTCATCGCCTTGCGCAGTTTCTGCCACTCCAGACGGAATGCATTCTTGTAGATCATCTTCGGGCCTGGGCGCATGCCGTCGCTGAAGATGTAGTCCTGGGAAGCTGCGCTGAAGACATCCATTTCTATCATGAACTGCAGCAGCTTGCTATTCAGTCCCACATGGCGCTCGTGTCCGTTCTTGGCCACGTCGGCAGGTACCATCACTTCCTTTTTGGCCACGGAGATATATCCCACCTTGATGTGTCTGAGCTCGTCTGGGCGTATGAAGGTGTAGTATTCCATCATGCAGGCTAGCAGGAAATGCTTATTATATTTAAATAGGTATTCGCGCATGCGCGTGAGGGCTGCTGGCGGTAGGGCATCCCTTTTCTTCTCGGACTCCTTCAGCTGGCGGATGAATTGGATAGGATTCTCCTTGATATATTTCTTCTCTACGAGCCAGCTGCAGAACGTAGAGCACCACGTACGGTAGTTATTACGGCTACGCGTCGACAGGTCCCTGTCCGTGATGAGATAGTCCAGGTAGTCCGTGAAGAACGACTGGTCGAGCTGGGCAGTCACCCTGACATGGTTCCCCTGTCTCTCGATATACTCACACAGCACGGACAGTCGGGAGAGGTAGTCGTACATCGTCTTGTGCTTCATGGCACCGCGATGATATAGCGCCTTGATATACTCCCTGTATCTGTCAAGCATGTCATCGACGGAGTAGTTGGTGCGCATGATATCCCCGTCGACCCATACGTTCCAGCCGTGCGATACCTGGTTGAGGATGTTTCCGATGATGCGGTTGGCCACCATGTCGCGCTCCCGTCCCTTACGGAAGCGGTCGAGCATGTACTTCTTACGCTTCAGCTTTCCTGTAAGCGGGTCAACTTGTGAGAACCAAATGTAGGAATGCGTCCCGTCATGACGCTGGGGTGGGATGAAGTCTACAATTACATCGTGGAAATAATTCCGTTTCTTTTTGGAAAACATTTTTTTTACGTTTGTTGCCGAAACAACCAACGCATACGTTAATATGTCCGAATGATGTCCGAGTATTAGAACTCGAAAAGTCGCAATCCCTTTATTTATTTAGGAAGTTGCGACTTTTTGTTGCGGAGGCAGGAAAATTGCCCACACGAAAATGAACTATTCCAGCTGGATTGCACACGGTTTTTTGCGGATAATAACGTTAATAGCGTCCGAAAGTTGTCCGAATAACTAGTTAGGATAAAAATTGAAAGCCCTTTTATATATGGGCTTTTAGACCAATATACAAATGGAACTATTGCGGATTTATGTCCGAGTTTAGTTCTATTTGGAGTTTGCCAGATTGATGAGGTCATCATACTTCTTTTTCCATAACTCAACTTCGTTTGTACGTAGGTTTATAACCTGGTCTTTCTCGTTTAGAAGTTGGTCTTTTAACTTAATTACCTCATGTAAATGGGTAATTTCTGATGTGAGATCGTTCTTTACCATACTGTTTATAATATTGTTGTTACCTAATGAATGTCCTACTACAGAAGCCTTAGGCATTTCGCCTTCGTCGAACTCTACAAAGAAGTCCAAACTCTTTCCAGTAGCCTTTAACAAGGCTGTTAGCTTATTGATCTGGATGTTCCTTCCGTCCACATAATAGTTGTCAAGACCTTTTTTCTTTCCGCCAAGCATGGCCACACAGATGTCGGTGTAGGCGCCTCGATGGGTGCGTACAAACTCCTTTAGTTTACTGCCTAAGTACCTCATAAATTTAAAATAAAGTTAAAACCAATATAGAAACGGAAAATAAACCCATTTATATTTGGAATTTAATTAATTTAATCGTAATTTTGCGCACAAATATAATCATAATTTCAATAAAAACCAAATTTATGAAAGCAAATTACGACGCGTTGGGAATCACTTCCTACTATGAAAATCTTCCTTTTGGCAAGAAAGATATCTTTGCCAGGGAGATTGCTGATGGTCTCGGAATGAGCACATCCAATGTGAAGCGCAGGATACGTCTTGGGAAGTGGAATCCCAAGACCGAGTTGCCAGTTATTAGTAAAATCATAGAGGAGAGGGGCTTATGAATGCGAAAATAGAGTTCTTCATCTCTCCTGAAGGACAGATTATGTGGATAGAGGCAGGCGACAGTCAGATGAAATGCCTCACAGAAAAGGAGAGAGACCTTTGCGGACGCATTTTGGGAATGATAGAGCGTATCTATCCCGAGGCGTACAAAGAACTTTCTAAGCTTTACGAGAAGTCAAAGCTTAACATCCCACATTACGAGTTCCTGATGGCCAGCCGTTTTATCCGCTGCAACTTCGGGAAGTTTGACGGTCTGACATACGACATCGATGGGCTGGTGATGCATATAGAGGAGGTGTCATGCCCGATTCGCTGTGAGTGTCCTTTTGCCAATGTAATCTGCAAGCCCAAACCTTTGGGGCTTACGGAGCGTGAGCTGACCATTGCCAAGATGGCCAGCGAGGACATGACGTACGATGAGATTTCACAGAAACTCGGTATTTCACATTCCACCATCAAGAACTTCCTTCAGATCATACGGAAGAAACTGAAGCTTTCCTCTTCAAAGGATATCGCTAAAATAATTATCGCGACCTTATAATCCCAATTGATTGGACAATCCGTCCGGTGGCGTTGTGAAACGGTGCCGGATTATAAAACAGAAACCCTGTCGATAAACAAATATAGTTAAATACGGGTGATAGGACACCCGGGGGGTGCGAAACCCTGTAGTTTGAATTAAGCTTTCACAAAATCGAATTTTTTACTTATAGACGGATGAAAGGACACCCGGGGGGTGAAAATCCCTACTTATTTAGTTATTTATTCTCTCGAAAAGGAAGCTGGTGATTACCGCGAGGACACCACCGATGGGGCTTGCTTCCTTTTGGAAAAGAGCAGAATAAGGTAATTATCAATAATGGAGGTACGATGAATAATCATTTAAAAGAGATAAAAGGCTTCCCATTCTACCTAATGGATGTTTCCGACGGCAATGTTTACTCCTTCAGGAATGGGGAAAAGATGCTGAAAGGTCACGTAAGGGCAGATGGCAGAAAGGACTTCTCTCTTATGGATACTGAAGGCAGGAAAAGGACTATTATGCAAAATCGCCTTTGGTATGCTTGTATGCATAACATAGAAATAGACCACATCCCCGACAGTTTGAATGTGGTAAATGTAAACGGGAAGTTAGAGTTGATAGACAAACACAGCCTCTGGAATATCATGCATACGAAGAAAAGCGAGCACAGTAGAAACGTCCGTCTCGAGATGCTGGACCGCAAGGAACGTGAGATAAATCTGGTAAGGGAATGCTATCTGTCTGGCAACCACACCGAGGTGTTGCGATATTGTGAATCATTACGCGAAGGGCATTGCAACTGGTTCTCGAATAAGTATCGGGTGAAACGGGAAATTGCAGAGGAAATCTTCGGCTGTGCCCTGGAACACATGATAACCCTTATTGATAGTCCTTCGTCTATGATCTGTGAACTTACATATGGAATGAAAGGACTCATGCGTAAAGAATACGATAAGCGAAAAAAGACGAAGGCTTTGAGTATAGAGAGATACTTTGACCTAATCAAAAGAAGTTAACTGAAAATGAAGAGTCTTGCTTTTGACATCATGACAAAACGATGTACCAAGTTCTATGCGTCACTTGTATACAAATATACCCCCCCCATTAACATGGATAGGCTGTTCACATGGATATTCCAGAAGCTGCCGACCCTGAAATGGGAGCCGTTCACCATCCTATACGATGAAACATACAATGGGGAAAAGGAAACCATTCAGATAGAATTCCACCCGAATAGAAAAGTAAAACAAACCCAATACAATTATGGATAAATACTATTTTATTGAAGTACAGAGATTCCTTTCCGTGAATAATATGGGACTGGATCTAGGCAGGTATGTAGAAGACAAGTATAACCATGCCGTCATTCATGCAGACTGCATGTACGACATCAAGGCGGACATCACCGCCAAGATGGAAGAACTGCAGGAGAAATATCCAAGATGCCGTCCGTTTGATTTCAGGCACAGTATATACAAGGATAGGATACGTGGCGATCATGAAGATATCTCTATAGCAGCTAACCGTGAGCTGGATAAATACGTTCTGTTCCTGCGCACTACCGTTGTCAAGAAACTGAATCTTGAAACATCTTGGAATTTATGAGAGACGAAGACCATATAAAAAAACAGAAGGAGAAGCTGATGGCCTTAGAGGCCGGGGCCGTTGCCATGGGTATGCAAATCAGGAATGAGGCTGCTGTGGCACGCCAGGAACTGGCAGACCGCCAACGCAAGGGCCTCACTGGTGATGCTGCCATCGCTCATTATAATGAGTGGATGCAGCGCTATGGTATGGAACATTTAATGGTGAAAGTATAATGATGAAAATTTATATTAGTGGAAAGATCGGTGAGGAGATTCCGAGTCCGGAAACCCTCGCCAAGTTCAAGGCTGCAGAAGACATGCTGAAGGGCAAGGGCTTCGAGGTGTTTAATCCAACGACCAGCGGACTGGGTGCCCATGCAGAGTCTCTGGCCAAGAAGAATGGTACCACGTTCTACGAGGAAATCCTATTGCTCGACCTGCAGGAACTGAAGAAATGCGACGCCATCTACATGCTGAGAGACTGGAAGAAGTCGAACGGGGCCAATCTTGAACTGGACTATGCCCGCTGCACCGGCAGGAAATGCTTTTGGCAGGATGATATACATGCCATGATCTTTTCAGACTATTCAGATGGCTGGAGGGATTTCTGGATCCCCGTCGAATGAGCCGGTATTTTAAGGAATAAAACCTTGGCTGTAAATTTGCGGTCACTAAAACACTCAAGTCATGATAAGAAACGAAGATATTGAAACCTTGCTATCCCTGGACATCAGGGAAGTGGTAGAAGAGTTTGGCGTCGATCTGAAAAAGAGCGGAGTGAACTACAAAGGCATCTGTCCGTTCCATACAGACAAGAACCCTTCTTTTTTTGTGAGTCCTGCGAAAGGCATCTGCCATTGCTTTGTATGTGGCGAGGGTGGTAATGCCATCAGCTTTGTCATGAAGAAGGAGAGCATGACCTTTCCTGAGGCATGCAAGGAACTGGCCAAACGCTTCAACAAGAAGATAGAGATAGAGGAGCGTGAGCCCACTCCAGAGGAGGTGAAACTTTACCAAAAGAAGGAGTCTGCCTTCATCATCTTCGACCATGTACAAAAATACTTCGTTGATTGCCTGCATGCCGATACTCCTGAAGCCAAGGCAGCGCTTAGCTATGCGACAGCGCGATGGGGCAAGGAGGAAATCGAAGTGCTGGGCATAGGATATGCCAACAGCGACTGGCAGGGTATCATCAACTTCGCCAAAAAGGAAGGCCTCTCCATCGAGCTGATGAAGGAGATGAACCTGATAGCCGTCAGCGACAAGGGCAATGAATACGGATTCTATCATGACCGCATGACCATTCCCGTCCGTGACCGCTTCGGACGCATCGTCAGCTATACCGCACGCACCATGGACGAGCACCTGGAGAAAGGCTCGAAATACATCAATGGTACCGACAGTTTCCTCTTCCATAAGTCTGAGATCCTTTTCGGCATGAACACCGCCTGGCGCGAGGGTGCCAAACAGGAGCTTTTCTATATCGTGGAAGGTGCTCCTGACGTGATACGCATGCAGCAGATAGGTGTTTGTAACACCATCGCACCACTGGGCACGGCCTTTACCAAGGAACAGTTCGAGCAGCTGCGCAGGTTCCATCCAAAGCTTTGCTTCATTCCCGATGCCGACAAGGCAGGAATAGCTGCTGTCATCAAGAACGGAAAGATGGCCATGGAGAACGGATTCCGTGTGCTGGTGAAGGAGATTCCCGTCGGTGAGGACGGAAAGAAAGAGGATGCCGACAGCTATTTCAAGACGAAGAGCAAGGTCGAGGAAACGAAGAATGAGGACTTCGTGCTGTGGCTGGCGAGAAAAAAATACAATGATGAGATGACCGACATGGCCAAGAGCGAGGTCGTCATGGAGATATGCGACACGCTGGTCTTCGAGAAGGACGAGCTGTACCGCAAGGCCATCATCGACACGCTGGGTTCTACCTATGGTCATAAGAACCTGTGGAAGAATGCCGTCAACACCTCCATGAAGAAGTACAAGGAGCTGCAGGCAAGCAAGACGGAACAGAAATCGGGCATCGACTTACGCAAATACGGCTTCTATGAGAGCCATAACTGCTACTGGTCGCAGGAGGAGACCAGCGAGAAGCAGTGGTCCAACTTCAAGATGAAACCGTTGTACCATATTCTGGGTGTCGATGACAGCAGGCGACTGTACGAGATAACCAATATCGACGGGGTGAAGCGCACCCTGGAGCTGACTGCGGAAGAACTTGTCAGCATGCCCAAGTTCATGATTAAGGTGGAGTCCAACGGTAATTTCCTGTGGTATGGTAAGATCGAGGAACTCATGAAGCTGAAGAAGTACCTCTATGATATCACGGGTACCGCCATCAAGGTACGGCAGTACGGATGGCAGAAGAAAGGCTTCTGGGCTTTCGGCAACGGCTGTATCTATGATGATGAATGGTACCCTGCAGACAATATGGGTATCGTCCATCTCCACGATGCCAACAAGAATATGGACAACTACTACCTGCAGGGAGCCAGTGATATCTATGCCGATGACACATCCTACTTCGGCTTCGAGCGACAGTTCATCATGCCGGAAGGGCACAGCTCCATCTCCCTGCCAGACTTCGCGAAGATCATGGCCGGTGTATTCGGGAACAATGCTAAGATAGCCATTTGCTATCTACTGGCCAGCATCTTCAGGGATGTCATTACATCCTACACCACCAACTTCCCGCTGCTGAACCTCTTCGGTCCAAAGGGCTCCGGTAAGTCGGAGCTGGGAATCACCCTCATGCGCTTCTTTACCGTTGGAGACAGACCGCTGAACCTCCGTAACACGACACCTCCTGGTCTCTCGCAGGCCCTGGCCATGTCCGCCAACGGCATGGTGCACCTCGACGAGTATAAGAACACGCTCGACATGCGCATCATCGAGATCATCAAGGGATGCTATGATGGAGTGGGGCGTGCCCGCATGGATATCGACAGGGGTAAGCAGATAGAGAAGACACCCGTCGACTGCGGAGTCATCGTTTCCGGACAGGAGATGCCGACACTCGATATCGCCATGTTCTCCCGAATGATTTACCTCACTCATGACACCACGTCACATGACCGTGAGGCAAAGGATAAGTTCAACCGCCTGGCAGATATCCGTAAGATGGGACTGCAGCACCTCACCAAACAGATTCTGGCACACCGCAAGATGTTCGAGAGCGCTTTCTATGAGACCTATAACGAGGTGACCAATGAAGTATACGACTCCATCGACGGCAGTGAGATAGAAGACCGCCTATGGCGTAACTGGGTGATGCTGCTGGCCACCTACAAGGTGCTGTACAAAACGCTCGAGCTTCCTTTCGAATACGAGGAGATGAGAGACCTCTGCATCGAGGGCATCAAGCGCCAGAACAGCGAGGTGGTAAGCAACAACGAGCTGGGCAACCTGTGGAATGCCATGACCTACCTCTATGAGGAGGGCATGATTTTCGCTGACTCCGATTTCAAGATCAAGTATGTAAAGAACCTGAAGACCGACAAGGTGGACCGCGAATACAAGACGGAGACACCTATCCTGATGGTGCGCCTCACACACTTCATCGGACAGTACAAGTGGGTGGCCAAGAGACAGGGAGACAGCGTCATGTCGAAAGACTCCATCCGCTACTATATGACCACCAGCAGCGCATACCTGGGCAACAAGGCCTCTGAGAGATGGAAGGTGTACCAGGACGGAAAGCCTCTGGTCGAATACAGACCACTCGACAAGGATCATGTCAAGACAATAGAGATATGCAAGTTCGACAGATGCATGTGCTTCGACTATCTCCAGCTGAAGGAGAAGTTCGACATGAACCTCGAGTACATCAAGGGAGATGATGCAGATGCCAGGGAGAAAGCCGAACAGGATGAGGAGGACAGGGAGCGCGAAGAAAGGAAAAACCCTAGATTATTCTAGATATATTTGTTTTAAAACGACTTGATTGTTTTTTGGGGCGAGGGGACTGATGCGAGAGGCACCGGCCCCTTTTTCTTATCCTTATTTTTTCTTTTGCGCGCGCGTGCGCGAGAAAAACACTGCACACATATGCACACAACTGCACACAAAAAGTTAATACGCTGAAAATCAATGATATATAAAAACAAAGGTTCGCGAATTTGCTGCACACATTTTGCACTCATCTGCACACACACTGCACACAAAAAAGCCTTTTGCACACAAAAACCCTATTTTGCACACACTTTTTAGAAAATGCACACAAGAATTTTATAAGATAATTCACTGAATATCAATTGTTTATAAAATTGTGTGCAGTTGTGTGCAGATGAGTGCGCCATTTTGGATATACGTGTGCGAATATTATTTTTATCTGGAATTTCTTGTTTTTATATGGGAAATTGCTTATCTTTGCAAGCAAAACCTTCTGATTATGAGTGACTTTACTATATTTATCAAACTACCTGCCTATGAAAAAGAATGGTGTGAACACCATTTCGGCAGACCTTGCCAGTTCCCTGCGCAGTCCAATGTCAACAATGTCATCAGGCATTTCTTGCGCCTTCGTCCGTCGGATGCACTGCCTGAGGAAAAGATGGATGACGAAGTGGCCATCTGCATTCCCTACTCACAGTCCAAGAAGCCTGAGTCGTACAACTACCTTTCCAAGCCGGGCAAGCTGGCCATCGCTGAAGCTATCAACGATCTGTTCAGCATGCAGATGTTCGAAGACCTTACCAGCGTAGCGGTAAGGAACGTGCCTGTCAAATACCTCATCGAGGACTGGATGTATAAGAACGGCATCAAGGATGATAACTATGACAACCTGAAACAGAAGTTCACACGCATCAAAGACAGCTATCGGAAACACGGAATCAACATCTCCAGAGGCTACAAACATGAAAGTGTTAAAAAATAAAAATTCACCATATATTTCCGAACTACAAGAATGCCTTTTTTTTTCCTACCCGTATTTTCACATCCTTCGACGTTCCTAATAATTCTTACCCGTTCCTATGAGAAATTTAGTCCATATCCTGAAAATTGAGAGCGTGTCATCAGCATCACTGACTGGCATGCTCATCATTGACAAGAACAAGTGTCGCATCCCCACCGTTACCTTTTCCAAGATTGACATCCTGGATATGGTCGGTGTGAAAATTACGGATGCCTATGAAAACAACCAGCGCACCTATACCACGACCGCAACCTTCAAGACATGCGTCAAGACACCGTCGGATCTGCGCGGTATGGCATTCCGCCTTACTTCTAAGACTGGCGAGAAGTTCATGATAGGTACTGACTCGCGTCCCTATCCCGTCGTCAAGGAAGACAACCCCTATCCTGAAAAGGCGGTTGACCCGATGACAAAGACGGTCACCATCACATGGAAATCACCCTATCCGCCACTCCTTATTATAAATTAGGTATTTTGTAACGCGTGTAATTACTCCTATCTTTGCATAAAATCATCTTTGCAAAGACTGGAGTAATTATGAATTTCGACTTTTATATCACTGGAACCATTGGCGTCGTCTTCGACTGGTGGACGGGCCAGAGAGGTACCACAGCTGCACAGGTACGCCACTTCCTTGACGAAAACAAAGACAAGGAGGTGACTATTGCCGTCAGCTCCCCTGGTGGCTATCTCAGCGAGGGTATAGAGATCTGTGAGCTCATCAAGGCTCATGGAAAGTGTAACATGGTAGTGGTCGGCATGACAGCAAGTGCTGCCACCATCCTCTGCATGAAGGCCAAGAGCGTCAAGATTGCCAAAGGCTCCATGATGCTCATCCATAACAGCAGCTATACGCTCGATGTCTGGACGACAGCCAATAAGAAGGGTATCGACCAGATCATTGAGAGCTTCAAGAAATACCGTGATGACCTTGATACCTTCGACAAGGCCATTGCCGATATCTACTCCTCACGAAACGGCAAGACCATGGAGGAGAATATGTCGAAGATGGATGAGGAGAAATGGATGATGGCACAGGATGCCGTAGACTTCGGCATCGCTGACAGCGTGCTCGAGGAAGAGGAATTCGAGACACATGCCACTTCCATCAAGAACTACTATATGGCATACAACGGACTCACCGAGCATTTCGGTCTACCGGAGATCCCGTCTGCAGAGAAGACGGAGCCCAAGCAACGTCGCGGGTTCCTGGAGCGCATCCGCTCTGCTTTCAACAAGGCCATCGACGACGAAGTAAAAGATGAATCCACCAATTCTTCAACAACTGATACACAATCAACAATGAAAAAGATTATTCTTAACCTTGTCTGTGCGGTGATAGCCGTGCAGGACATCATCCTCAATGAGAAGGGTGAGGCAACGCTTACAGAAGAGCAGCTGCAGAGCATCGAGAACGATCTGAAGACAAAGGCCGACCGTATCACCGCCCTCGAGGCAGATGTAAAGAAAGCCAATGATGACAAGACTATTGCTGAGCAGGCTCTTGCCGACCTTCAGAAAGAGTTCGACGAGTTTAAAGAGAAGGCTGGTGACACCACCTCTAAGGTACACAACCACGAGCAGGAGGAGGAAGTCAGCGCCAAGGACATGTACAACGATGTTAAAGACCTGATTTAAAATGGCTAAGATCCAAGACATGACTCCAGATGTGATGAAGACAGTAGTCACTCCGGAACTGCTCAGAGAGAGCTGTCAGAAATTCCAGAAAGAGCTCCTTCAGATGCCTTTCATGGTGTTCCAGGACCAGACCGCCAAGTACATCACCGTACTTCCCGGCATCCGTAACCAGCTGACCTTCGGTGAACTGGACGGTGATGCAGAGCTCGGACCTTGGAGCAAGGACGGCAACCATAAGGATGCCGAGTACGAAATCAAGGGACGTACCTTGGAGGTATATCCTGGTAACTGTTCACGCGACTTCGACCCGATGCCTCTCTTCCATAGCATCTATGGCGAGGCTTTGGCAAGTGGTATGAACGAGATCTCTGCAGGCTATGTGGCCCGCAAGCTCGTTTCCCTCTTTGCTGCCAAGATCGGTAAGCACATCAATGACGTGATCTTTGTGGGTGGTAAACGTAACAAGAACGGCCACACGACCGCTGACCTCTTCGACTCTTTCGATACCATCATCGAGAAGGAAATCAACAGCGGTGAAGACCTTGCTACCGGCAAGGGTAACCTCATCCACCTCGGCACCATCGACAAGACGAATGCCACAGAGGTGCTGAAGGAGTACTATCGCTCTGCAGACCCCAACCTGCGCGGTCAGAAGACATTCTTGTATATGTCTCCGGAGGTCTACTGGGCTTATGTTGACGACTACCAGGTTCGCCATGGTGCACTGCCATACAACAAGGAGTTCGAGAAGGTGTACCTCGAGGGCTCACAGAACAAGTGTGAGTTCGCTGTCCTCGACAATATGGCAGGTTCTAACTTCCTGAAGATATCCACCAAGCCCAACTTCCTGCTGGGTACCGATATCATGGGTCAGGAGAACCATGTGGGTATCGCCAAGTATAAGTCTTGGGTGATCACCTTCGAGTTTGCCAGCGTCTATGGCGCTCAGATCCGCACCCTCTCCAAGGAGGCTCTGCATGTTGGTGCCCTCGATACCAACCCTGATCCCGCTAACGTAGCGTATAACTTCACCTCTTTCAGCGCTGACGGCAACACCCAGCTCGCTACTGGCGTCGCTAAGACCACAGGAAAGTCGTTGAAGTTCGATGGCGTGAAGAATGTGGAGATCGTTGTTACTCAGAACTCTGTGGAGGGATGGGTAGGACGTAAGTTCTATGTTGTTGCGAATGCATCTGCAGACGGTACCACCAAGTACGACCTGCACGATGACAAGGGTAATGCTATTGGCGTGAAGGTTGCAATTACTGCAGCTAACTGATCACTATGGGAATAGCGGGCTGGCTTCCTCTAAACTTTTTCCATATGGTTCAGAACGGAAGTCTCCCGCATTTTTGAATACTCTAATAAAAAAAAATATGAATCCAAATTGCAATACCAAATCGGTTTATGAGTCTGTAGAGGCATGTCCCGGACAGCGCATCCAGCCTGGCATCCGTCGCCGTCTCTACTATATCGAGAAGGCAAAGATTGTTGAATGGCCGACTCTTCCCAGTCCTTCTGACGATAATGTCAAGATGGAAGACCTGGCTAAGTATAAAGGTGATTTCACGCTGGCAGAAAATGCCACGTTCAAGTTCCTCGACCTGAAGGACGAGGCTTCCAACGTGACCTTCGATCCTGTCGGTGAGGATCCTTCCAAGCTCTTCAACAACCAGGCTAACGCCATCGTTGCCGGTCAGCCTGACGCCATCAAGGGATTCTCCCGTGAGGCGCTCAACGAAGACCTTGTCTATGTCTACCAGCAGCGCGACGGTAAGTTCTGCGTGCTCGGTAATGAGGCCTACAAGTGCCATACCTCGCCATCTGGTGATACCGGTGCTGAGGTTACGGCTGCTACGACTACCACTTTTGCCATCCAGGTATACGACGAGTGTCCTGTTCCTACCTACGTGGGTAAGCTCCATCTCTCTGCTGAGGAATACCTTGACTGTGCCACAGGTAAAGTCATGGCATATCCCGCTCCAGGTGAATAAGGCTTTTAGTCAATCATAATCAGTAATGGCGGTGGCAACGGGCATTTCTGCCTTGCCACCGCTTTTAAATAGAAATAATATGGATAAGAAACTTGCTAATCAGATCGGTCGTTTCTTGAAAAACGACAATCCAAGTGATCAGGAAATAAAGGATGCTGCAAAGATGCTGCTACAGTGCGACCCCGCACGCTCGCGAGGTATCTATAACAGCGCCATGGTACGTCCCAAGTCGGTACTCCCCTGGGTCCGTTCAGACCTGAAAAAGTATCATGATATCTACCTCAGAGACATCAAGACAACTGATGAGGTGGTACAGTTCAACGAAAAGACGGTCAAGGATGTCCGTGAGACTTTGTCTGAGCGTCCTGAGGATGCAGAGGAGGAGGAAAAACCTGTCATTCCCGTCCTGGGCGTCCGCGGAAAGCGTGAGGACCATGACAAGCTGCCGGAGAACATCCAGGCATGCTGGGACCGTAACACGGAACGCTGGAAGAAAATCCGCCAGCTCCATGCACAACTGGCTCAGATGGTTACCCGTCTGGACTACAAGGCCTGCGACGGCAATGAACTTTGCCATACCCTCCGTGAGGCTGACAAGGAACTGCGTAAGGACTACCAGATGTATGACTCTTTCGTCCTGACTGCACAGGATGATCAGGAGCCGAGTCCGGAGCCAGAACCAGGTAAAGACAGCGTCGATGAGTTCACGGACAATGTGAAGACCGTACAGAATGCACGCACGGCCATCACTCGTGCCCTTCAGCGTAAGAACCATACAGCAGAGCAGCTGCAGGCCCTGCAGCAGTCTGTTGATACGCTGCTGGCTATGAAGCAGACCATTACCGAGAAGACCATCAGCCGTCTGAAGGAAATCGGTATTACTATTCCTGATGCCTAAGGGAAAAGACATAAAAGAACTGCTGAAGCCCTTGGTCGAGAAACCTATCCAGGCTTATTTCGGCCAGGGACTTCACACGCTCGGACTGCTGCACTGGATACTCGCGCAGACAGGCCGGGCTTCTGTCTTTGTCAGCAGCTATTCCACCAGCGAACCGTTCCTTAACGGCTTCTACCTGCTTCGTCAGAAGGGGTTGGTGGAAAAAGGCATGCTGCTGCTCGATGAGCGCGCTGCCCGAAAGACCGTCCAGCTGGAGCACCTCATGACTGGAGCTTTCGACAACGTGTTCCTGGGACAGAACCACTCTAAGGTGCTGCTCGTACACAACCGCCAATGGAAGGTCTCTGTGGTCACCTCCCAGAACCAGACATACGGCAACCGTGCCGAGTCGACCATCGTCACGACAGACGGGGATGTGTACGAGCAGCTGTTGAAGCAGATGGAATATTCCATCGTGGAAAGATCGGTAGAGATAGATATCGCTCATGGCACCGGAATTATTACAGAAAGCGGAGCAGCTGGCGCGCCTGCTGCTGACACCGCAAGAGATTGGGAGCCTTTTGGACTTGAGCCCTGAGGACGTCGCTGAGTTCCTCAACGAGTTCAGACCTGCTGGCAGGATGTACCGCAGGGTGTTGGCAGAACGCGCACGCGACCTCCATGAGAAGACGCTGCGCCTTGCTGACGTAGGCTCTCCCACTGCCATCGAGAAAGCCTCCGAATGGCTACGTACGGCACAAATAAGTATAGAATGAGATTCCCGATAGATACATACAGCGACAACCTCATGTTGCCTGTGGAGACGATGCAGCACAACGGTCTCGCTCCACAGATGATTCAGCGCATCGTGCGACTGCGCGACATCTACAACTACATGCTTCGCAATCCCCTGAAAAAGGACCGCGAATACATTGACTATATCCTCTCCAGATATGAGGAAGACGGACAGCCTCTCTCCAAGAGAAAGGCCTATGAGGACATCGAGATACTGCATGCCATCGTAGGCAGCCTGCAGATGTGCACGAAGGAGTGGCACCGATGGCGCTTCAACAATATGATCATGGAGGGTTATGCGATAGCGCTGCGCAAGCAGGATGCTGCAGCTATTGCCAAGCTCGCACAGCAATACGGCAAGTACAACGGTCTCGACAAAACCGATGAGCGTGACTATGGATTCTCCCAGATTCCGAAGATCATCTTCGTGTTCGACGTGTCGTCGCTGGGCTTCAAGCCTATCCCCAACGTCTACGAGTTGATGGACAGGCTTATTGCCAAGTACAGCGGTACCACGCTGGAGTGTATCGCAGAGGATGCCGATGCCGTGGAGATAGCCAACGAACCTGTAAAACTCCTGGAGAATGGAAACACAACAGCAGTATCTGAATAGGGCACAGTCGTATATCCTTGCCCTGCTGTGCAAGAATATCACGATGGTTGCTGGCCGTGGCATAGGTAAGGGCCTTGTCGCTGCTTCCATCCTCCGTCGTAACATCGAGGGAATGCCTGGCAGCAACACCGCCCTCGTGGCTCCAAACTCCAAGCGCATGTGGACGAACATCCTCCCGTCATGGGATACGCACCTCAGACGCTGGGGATATGTCGAGAACGTACACTATACATGGGGCCGTAAGCCCGCCAAGGAGTGGGGATGGCAGGAGCCTATCATCAAGCCGATGAACTGGGAGAACACCTTGTCGTTCTATACGGGGGCATACGCCACCATCATCAGCCAGGACCGAAAGGGAACCTCTAACTCACAGTCATTCGACTTCGTGCTCATCGACGAGGCGAAGTTCATCGACTTCGAACAGTTCAAGGATGAGACGCTGCCTGCCAACCGAGGCAACGGCAACGCCTTCGGACATCTCTACTACCATCACGGCATTGCCAAGTTCTCCGATATGCCGACCACCAAGAAAGGCTCGTGGTTCCTCAACGACCGCGAGAAGTGTGACCAGGAGCAGCTGAGACTGCTCGAGGGCTTGGTGGCATCCTTCTACCAGCTCCGCCAGTCCATCGCTGACAAGGTGGAGCGCCATGAGCCGGTGACCGCCATGGAGCGCTATCGCCTGAAGCGGTTGTCACGGGCCATCAATATGCTGCGTGCCGACACCTATCTATATAAGGAGTTCTCCAGCATCGAGAATCTGGAGATCCTTGGCGAGGACTTCATCACACAGTGTCACCGTGACATGCCTCCGGCTACCTTCAGAACCACCATCATGTGTCAGCGCGTGGAGCACTCGGAGGACTCGTTCTATAATGCCAAGTCGGACAGGAACCTGTATACGGCTGTAGACAAGACGTACATCGACTCGCTGAACTTCGACATGGACAAGCTCCGCAAGGTCGACTGTCGCATGGATGCCGATATCGCCAAGGAGGAACCCATCTACGTCGCTTTCGATGCCAACGCCAACATCAACTGGTGTGTCATTGGACAGCCCGGAAAGGACATGAAACTGCGCGTCCTCAAGTCCTTCTATACCAAGTACGAGCGTCGCCTGCCCGAGCTCGTCGACGACGTCTGCACCTATTACGGACCACTGCGCCACAAGGAGGTGGTGTTCTGTTATGATGCTACCTTCGTGGGAAACAACTATGGTGTCGATAAGAACGACTTCCGCACCGTCATCAAATACTGCTTCCTGAAGAACGGCTGGACAGTCCGTGAATGCTATATCGGATCGCCCTGGCAGCATCCTGTGAAGCACCAGCTTATCAACCGCATGTTCCTGGGGCAGGCACGGTACCAGATACTCATCAACCAGGAGAACAACCCAGACCTGCTCGTGTCCATAGACTCTGCCATGACCGTGAACGGCTCGAACCTGAAGGACAAGTCAGGCGAGAAGAAACCCGAGACCGAGGAAGACCGCCTCGAGACACGTACGGACGGATCCGACGCTTTCGATACCCTCTGCATAGCTGTTGAGACGGGTTCCGTTTCCTTCGCTGGCGGTGGTGGCGGTGGCGTGGCATGACAATGCTATACAGGTGTTACAGCGGTAATGCCTTTTTCTGTTGTAATTCTTAGTTTAATCGTAAAAACACTATTGAAATTATGTTTTTTGTTTTAGTAGTAGGGCAGCTCTCTCCGCGAGGAGGGGGCTGTTTCCTTTTCTCCCTACGAGCCTGATGCGTTACCTCTTGGGCTGCACATCTGCAGGGATGGCATTCTTCTTCCTTTTTCCATAAACCTTTTCTCCTTTCCTGTCATACATCCTATGCCCTTCTGAAGACTTCCGGATGACACTCATCTCCCCTGGGCGTTGTGCCTGCTCCCATACGTCGCCTGAAGCCTCTCTCTCCCTTGGCGTTCCTCATCCACACCGTTTGCTACTGGGTAGGTTCGTTCCTCTGACTGTACACTCCCCGAACAGTGACTGCTGATGCCTGAATGTTGTCATGCCCTGTTTTCCGAGGTCTCTCAGCTTCTGGGGGCTTTCCTATTTTTCCTTTGCAAAGTAAGCATAAGCGTCATTCTGCAAGTACCGCGAAGCATATTCCTGCAGAAAATAAACAGCAGCCTTCCACCATTTTCCTGATGCCAGGGAAATGGGGTATTCCGTTTATTTTCCTTGTAATTCCTTGCATTTACATGACTTCTCCTTATTGCTCCTATATGCACGTAAAAATTACAAAAGCACCCAGTGCTTCAAGTCAAACCTCAAAAAACAAAGCATTATGACAACTTCAATTCAGACATCGGCAATCATCTCTCAGTTCGGCAAGCGCACAGGCAGAAGAACGGGTTTCTATCAGGTAGTAGTAAACGGAGAGGACGGGAACTATCAGGAGTACGAGATAGAGGCTTCTTCAGAGGCCGACGCTAGAGAGCAGGCTGACCGTATCGCCCAGAGCGAGATGATGGATGTCATCTACGTAGAAGTCTACAGAATCGCATAATAAACCAATGTATAACAATTAAAAAAAGGAGAAACAGATTATGGAAAAAAAGAATGCAACCCAGCAGATCACTGCTCAGCTCGTGAAGTCAAACGCATCAGAGTACCTCGTTTGGGAGGTGTCAGTAACAAACAGCCGCTGCAAGAAGCACTACTGCAAAACGGCAACCAAGACGCTCAGCTACGTATTCTTCCTCAAAAAACAGAAGAACATAGCTATCGACTACAGGACATTACGCCACCTGAAAGCAGTCATTGCCAAGCAGAAGGCCTCGGCCACCATCGCGAACATGTCAACGGAAGTCCAGCACTAAGCTGGGCTTCTTTCGTTTAACATCATCATCGAAGAAAGCTATGTTCAAGTACGCACTCTACGACTACGTCCCTCAGAGGTTCCTCGGAAGGGTTTCCTTCGAGCAGAAGATCCTCAACATGATGATCCTGGGATTCAAGGATGGCAGGAACGTCTATTCTAGGATATTCGCACGCCAGATGGCACGTGCACTCTCTGAGATCGACATGAGCGACGTGGTCGTGGTCTGTGTGCCTGCCAGTACCTGCTACTCACATGTGAGACGCTGGAAGCAGTTCTCCGCTATGCTCTGCAGGCTCACTGGAGCCATCGACGGTTTCGACCGCGTACAGGTCAGCGGAAGCCGTAGGCGCGCGCACATCACTGGTGAGTGCGAGCTGGCTACGAACATCAAGCACTACGTGCACATTGATGCAGACTTCTTCAGAGGGAAGAAGGTGCTGGTCATCGATGACATCTACACCACGGGGCAGTCGTCACGAGCATTCATCGGTGCCATGGAAGCTGCTGGTGCCACAGTAGTCATGGCCATGTTCCTCGCCAAGACGAAACAGTTCCACGTACACTGATGGTTCTGGTATCGCCTCCATCGTTTTCCCGCCCACCCAGAGCCCTCGCTATGCTCATGCCCGGAAACGATGGAGGCGATGGGCTTACGCCCTCTTTTCTTATGGCCCGCCCTCAATCCCCTGCGCACCAGGAACCCTCATACTGCAACACTGGCGGTTGCACCACCAGAGTTATTCACGTTCCACATACAGGCAGCCACCATGTCACCTCCCTTGCCCCACACACCGCTTCTCTCCGTTATGCATGAGAGGAAAGAGAGCCTGGGCGACTGATAGGTGGTGGTTCGTATCGAAGAGAGTCTGATAGCGTTATGCAGGCACAACAGCTATCAGGCACACATCGATAGCGTGCCGTAGGCATCACCGCCACTTATCAGTCAGGCACTCTCACCGTCTGATGCTCCACTATGCTCCGCTATGTGTACAGCAAGGGAGGTGACATCGTGCCTGCTCTGTATGCACGGCAATGCCGTGAGGTGCTTGCCTAAGACCGCTCATGTCGCATACTGCCACATGACCGCGGATGGCTCAGCGTGTCGTGGTTTGTGGCGTTCAGAGTGGAAAGTAAAAAGCATTTACATATACCGCTTTTCTGCTAAAGTGTAATTACACGGGCGCGAGAGGGCGGTGCGGGGATACGTTCCGTCAGACTTCCTTGCAAATCCAAGGAAGCGAAGATTTTGTTTTGGTAATCAGCTAGTTACGAAAAAGCGGTGTTCACAACTTTTTTCGCGCTGATTGCTTGTGTAATTGAAGGGAATTACATATCTTTGCACAGTCTAATCAATGGTGTTATATTATGAAAAAGGTATTATTTATCATGATGATGGCTCTGATGAGCCTAGGCGCTCATGCGCAAAGTGTGACGAACCCCGGTGAGAAGTATCCTGTGTATTGTGACCTTATGGGATATAATGCATGGGGATTCGGTAAGGTTAAGGCGCGTCTGGATATGGGACGCACCCAACCCAACAAAGATGACTACGAGTATATCTACGACGGTGGGAAGAAGCGAAAGTTCAACACCATGATGGAGGTACTCGACTACATGGCGAAGCGTGGGTGGTCTGTTCACTCTACCTATGTGGTGTCAGAAGGTATGTCTAGGCAGAACGTTATACACTACCTTCTGGTGAAGATGGTTTCCAGTGACAGTCAGATAGACGATGGCCTGGAGCTAAGCACCAAGGAGTAAACGAATAGGATTGCGCAGTAAAATTGTTATTGCGCAATCTTTTTTCTTATAAACCAGCCAAATTTGCCCGATTTTCCACATTTTTGTTCCGTTTCTTGCAAATTTTTCTCTTTTTTCTTGCAGATTTCAAAATAATGTCCTATCTTTGCCATCGCTAAACACATAAGATGGAAACATCGAGGGCGATGATGACGCCCGAAATAACATCGGGCATTATTTATGCTCTTACTTTCGAGACCTGCCAGAGGTCTCATCAGGCCATAGGAGGCTGCACCCCAGTAGAAATACGTCCTCGATGACGAAATCTATGTGTTTAGCGACAGGGAATGCAGTCTCTTTTTCTGTATCCCTGTCCTTCGGGGGAGAGGGTTGTGGCCGTGAGGCACAACTGGATGAATGCTGCATCAGCAATGATGTGTGTCTTGAAAGCGTGGGAGCTCTCCCCCCATTTATTGAAAACAACCGTTCTACCCTTAGAACTGGAGGCTCTCGCAATACTGCAGCCTGTCCTGGTACTTGGCGGTGGGGAGATGGATGTTACCGCGAGGAACATCAACTGGATTAAAATGCCTCGGACATCTCCCCATTTTCAATACTCCAAGAGTATTTCCAGATACTCCAAGAGTTATTCCGGTTACTCCGAGAGTAATAGGTAGACGGCAAAGACATACCGCACAGGGCGGGTTCCCTGTATAGCTAAACACATAGTAAAATGACACAGTTAACACTTCAATTCGAGGGCTATGCCGATGAAGTCAGGCAGCCCGAGACGCAGGAAACAGCGACACAGTCCGCAAAAGCCCCATCGGCTTGGCTGGGTGAACAGAACAGGATGTTCACGAATCTTGCAGGCACTCCGGTGTCTAACCTCTTGGTGGTCCGCGCTACCGCAGCGACCGTATTCATCTTCGCATTGATGTATTTCTCAGCGCTGATAGGAGGGTAGGGTATGAACCAGAAACAGTATGCTCAGAAGCAGCTCATGCTGGAGCGCAGGCTGCTGCAGATATACCGCGAGCGGATGGAAGCCTACGAGAAAGTGGATAAGGAATTTGCCGGCAGGCTCAAAAACGTGAAGCGTGCCATGAAACGACTGGAGAAAAAAGGCTATGACAAAGATTGAGAAAAAGGTACTGGAGGCATTCCTTCAGCAGGAAGACAGCGGACGCTTCACCTCGCAGGACATCTGCGACAACCTGCAACCGACCATTTCCCTGACGCCCGACACCGTGACGGAACACATGCTCGAGAAGGGATACCGTCTAGAGCGCAGAGACGACCGCCTGGTCTGGGTGTGGTAAATGACATTTATGACTTGAGATAATCCCGTTTTTTTTATGCCTAGTGAGAGGGGAGTACTGGATGCCTGATGCCAGTGCTCCCCTTTGTATTTTCGTATCTCAGGGGGTATTCCTATATTTGCAATAAAAACAGGAATACCTATGGCAGTGATCATACAACAACCCGATGCCGTCAGCTTCTCATCGACGATGAACGACGTGGTGTTCTCCTCTACATGCGACCATGCCGTGGTGACCGTCGTCCTGCAGTATGCCGGTACCACGGACACCGTCTTCGAGGAAACGCTGTATCCCGATGCCGACGGGCTGATATCGCTGACGTCGCTCGCTGAGATGCTGGAGTCATATCTGAGGGCAAGGCTCAACGTTCGCATGACAGTCAACATATCTGAATACGAGGCTGCAGACAGCGCCACACCGTCGGCAACCCTCTCCACCACACCGTGCACCGTGCTCTTCGCCATGGTCGACGTGGGCGAGGATGCTGCCACCTTCACCAACAGCCACTTCCTCACCACGCTGAACGGAAACAAGATGACGGCAGCGGGGCTGGAGGAGCGCGTCTATGCCTACAATGCAGCCACCGTGACACTTACCGCTGCATACCTGCAGACGGACGGCTCGCTGGTATATCTGGAGACTACGGTGAATCCTGCAGGCGTGACAGACGATATCTATGCCTTCTTTGTCGGTCCTGACATCGTGACGGCACTCTTCCCAAATGCCGTGGGCGAGCTGGTTCAGTACACCGTGACTGCAGGTCTGAGGCAGCAGCGCTTCGATATGGTGAGCCGTCCCATGGCTCCCGCACCCTCGCTGGCATTCATCAACAGCTTCGGATGCATCGAGTTCCTGCACTGCTTCGGCACGCATAAGAAGGATTCGAACTATACCCGTTCCTCTGCACGCATCCGTGGCAGGCTGCGTAACTACAAGATCGTGGAGGAACGCGTGTTCCATGCAGAGACGGGATGGCTGAACACCGCCATGGCCGACTGGGCCGATGAGCTGTTCCGTTCGCAGGAGGTGTATATCTGGCTCGACGGGGAACCCGGACGCCAGGTGGTCATCAGCGAGTCGAAGAGCACTGTCACCAACGAGGATGACAACATGCCCTCCTTCGAGTTCTCCTATGTCTATGCTCAGCGCATCCATAACGTGATGCAGCGCACCCATGCGGGACGCATCTTCGACAATACGTTTGACCATACATTCAACTGATTATGCAAAAGGTGAAATCGGCTTTGCATCTGAAGGATGCGCAACTGTTCCTCGACGAATGCGCCAAGAAGCACGAACAGGTGAGCCTCATGGCACTGAAGGTGGATGGTACCATACGTCGCTATGAGGGCTGGATAGTCCTCAGCGCATGGTGGCAGAACGGTACCCACGATCTGAAGAACCCCGTCAGCGGACAGATCAGGAAGATTGCTGACGTGCTGATATTCGAGATTAACGGACATCCAGTATATATATGATGAAGACAGATACAATTATTGAGATTCCCAGCAACAGGGCGAAGGTGGAGGAAACCACCACCGTCTTTGCCAGTCCCGAGGCCTTCAACGAGGTGCCTATCACGGTGAAAGGCAAGAGGTACACCTATATCTCATGGGGTGAAGACAACCAGATACCCTATCAGATAGAGAACAAGATCGAGAAAAACTCGGTCATGGCACAGAACAAGCTCTTCAACCTGCTGACCTGCTACGGGCGAGGGCTGGAGTACATGGACGTAGCCACCATGGGCGACAAGCATCCCATGCCTACCATGGACAGGGAGATACGCCAGTGGCAGCTGCGCAACAGCATGAAGCGCTTCTTCGCGGAGCAGATAGTAGACCTGAAGTACTACTTCTTCTGCGTGGCCGTGTTCCTGCTGAGCAACGACCGAAAGAAGATCCTGCGCGTGGTGCACAAGGATGCCTGCAACATCCGCTTCGAGAAAGCCGATGACAACGGGCGCATACACCACGTATTCTATGCCGACTGGAAGCAGGAAAACGTCAAGTCCGACAGCGTGGAGGTCATCCCCCTGCTCGACATGTGGGACCCCTATGGCGACCTGATGGCACGCACCGGTAAGGAGCGCGACGCATGGGGATTCTTCGAGGAGGAGCGTGGTACCAAGTTCGCGGTGGTGTGCGCCATGCCCACCGTGGGTGGTCACTACTATCCGGTACCACCCTATACCGCTGTGTTCCGCGACGGGTGGTATGATATCTACGCGCTGCTCACCGCTGCCAAGAAGGCGAAGATCAAGAACGGGCAGAACATCCGGTACCACGTGGAGATAAGCCTGCAGTTCTGGGAGGACAGGGCACGCGCCCGAGGCATTACCATGGGTACGGAGAAATTCGAGAAGATGAAGGATGATTTCATCGATGACCTGAAGAATTACCTTGCAGGCAGCGAGAACTCAGACAAGCTCATCTGGAGTGAGTTCGAGACGCTGGTGACAGGACAGGAGCGCCATAACATCAAGATCAACGTCGTGGACACCTCGAAAGCGGGCAACGAGTATAACGACGACGTGGCAGAGGCCGCCAACGTGCTGTGCTACGACGACAACGTGCATCCCAACCTCGCTGGTGCCACGCCTGGAAAGAGCCAGATGAACAACTCAGGCTCCGACAAGCGCGAGCTGTTCACCATGAAGCAGGCATTGGAGACACTTCCTCACGATATGATGATGACCCTGCACAACACCGTCATCTGGTTCAACGGATGGGAAGAGAAGGTGGTTCCCGTCGTGCCCATGATCATGCTGACCACGCTCGACAAGAACACCGATGCCAAGGAAACGAACATGTCTAACAATACAGATGATAACAATGGAGATACTGGACAAAATAACTAAGCAGGTCTTCGAGGCCTTCATCCCTGCAGCCAAGATGCCGGAGCGCAACGACAGCGTGTATGGCAGACTGTCGGAACAGTTCAAGGTGGTCTATGACCGCCTGATACAGAATATTGTGGCTCCGTCGCTGGAGACAGAGCTGGACGCAGAGGGTCCCCTGCAGAAAGAAGTGCTCCGCTATGTCTGCCTGGAGGCCTTCGTGCAGTCCATACGCTCGCTCGACCTGGTACTGACAGCTACGGGATTCGGCATCGTCAGCACAGCATCGATGGCTCCCGCCTCGAAGTCGCGCGTCGACGCGCTGATGGAGGACTGTCGCCTCAGGGCTGCAGAGAGCCTGTGCCAAATCATCCACTGCATGACGATTCGTAGGAGCTGGGATGATACTCCTCAGGCACGTCAGAGCATCCAGTGCCTCTTCTGGCATATCAGTTGCCTAAGAGAATATACTACTCTTCCTTATACTGCCGACAACTGGCAGAAAGCCAGAGGTTTATCCATTACCGCTGATGCATTCCTGCGTAAAGCTATCTCCGAAGAGTACATGGAAGATCTGTTGCGTAAGATGCGCAGCGCCACACTGGACAATGCGGACATCATCATCGTGCAGAAGTGCAACAGCTTCACAGGTGGCTTCATCAGCAGCTATGAGTTTGAAAAAGGTCCCAACCAGAACCGGCTGGATGATATCGTAGGGCAGCTGGAGGCTTATCCGGCAAGCTATCCCGTATATACCGCATCAGAAACCTATAAGGCACGCCATGGCGAGAGATACAGGAACAGGAAAGAAGACCCGACGTTCTTCTTTATGTAAGCGCATGTCGTTCACCGTCCCCAAGGGGTGGGAAGAGCTGGAGCAGGAGCAGCTGCGCAAGATGCTCGAGCTGCTGTGGATGTTCTCAGACCGTCCCGACGGCATACTGTATTCCAAGATGGGGGCACTGCTATGGTTCTGCGACCTCGAGGCCGTCAGGCATACCCCTGGGGGGTGGCTGTGCCGTGAGAACAAGACAAAGAAAACCTTCGTGCTGGCAGACGGGTTGCTGCCGTCCTTGATGGAGGCCCTGGAGTGGCTCGAGCACCCCGAGGATATGTCTATACGCCTCGAGGAGATCGACGGATGCAAGGCTGCAGACCAGTGGCTGAGAACCCTGCCCTTCATCAGATACATTCAGGCAGAGAACTACTACCAGGCCTATCTGCAGACACACGAGGAGAAAAAGCTGGAGATGATGGCACAGCAGCTGTACGACATCCCCGAAGGGAATACGTTCAGCGCGGAACCTGCAGAGCTGCTGGGCGTGCTGTTCTGGTTCATGGCCATCAAGAAATACTATGCCTCTGTCTTCACCCACTTCCTCAAGCCCGTCAGCGACGGACAGGATGCCGGTACCAGACAGTCGCAGCTGGAGATGACAAACGCCATGATACGCCTGCTCTCCAAGGGCGACGTGACGAAGGTCAAGGAAATATATAATGTAGATACCTGGCTGGCGCTCACAGAGCTGGACGCGCTGGCCAAGGAGTCAGAGGAATTCAAAAACAAGTATGGAAAACGGAATGTTTGACGCCATCACCTATTTCACCCAGATGGCAGAGTACAACAAGCTGGCGAAGATGGAAGGCTTCAAGCCGGTGGTTATCAGCAATACCGACAACCTCGAGGGGCTGCTGGAGGATTACCGTGACAATGAGCGCTTCATCGCGATCAGCGACACCAACACGGGAAACCTTACATCGCCTGACGGAGCATACGGCTTCACCAAGCGCAGGGCTTTCACCGTATTCATCCTAGCAGCTTACAACTACCAGGACATGGATGACCGTCAGCAGCAGCTGGACCTGTGCCGTACCCTCTTCCTGCAGTTCGTGTCGAAAATCGTGGCTGACAAGTACAGCTACGCAGACAAGATGATGAGCTTCGACACGCAGGCCATTCCCAACCAGGAGCTGGGACGCTACTACCTCAGTGGCATGACGGGCCTGTTCTTCACCCTCTATGTATCGGAACCAGTAGACCTGATATACGACGATGAGCAGTGGACGTCAGATTAAACGACCCGTCAGCGAGGAGGATATCCGCGCATGGGAAAGGGGATGGTCGGAGATGATGGTCACCATCTGGAGAGAGAACATCCAGCGTCTGAACATCGTCGACACGGGAAGGCTGTATAACAGCTTCTCACAGCGCGTCACCGATACGGGCGGACAGATACAGATAGCCCATGAGTTCATGATGTACGGAATCTTCGTGGCACGTGGCGTGGGCAAGGGCTACCGTCACGGCAACAGCGGAAGGGATGATGAGAACGGACTGCAGTTCCTGGGCAAGGCATACCGAAAGGAGCACAAGCTGGGAAAGGCACGCCAGCGCAGGGACTGGTTCACACCCCGTTACCTGAGCAGCATCGGGGTGCTGACACGCGTGGAGACAGAGCTGTACGGAAGCGCATACATGGGTACCCTCTCCAACGTCGTGGGTGCCATGTTCGGCAACGTCAGCGTGATGGGAAGCAAAGGCACGGTACTCACACCCGCACTGTCGAGGATGTAGGTATTTTCGTATCAGTTGCCATTCCTTTATATTTGCAATAAAAACAAAAGACGATGACAGAGCAGCAGCGACGCATAAAGGCATTCCTCGAGGTTATCCGTGACGAACGGATGACACACGCCAATACGGCCACCCGTATCGGCAATGCCCTCATCATGCTGCTGGAATACTTCCTCAGTACCGATACTCCCTTCCTTAGGAAGGACATGGCGGACGGTACCGACTACCTGCTGAACCTGCTGGGTGGCGCTGTCATCGGAGAATCTAACAACATACGGCTGAACCCCGACGGCTCCATCACCTGCGGAAGCATCTTCGTGGAAGGCTCCGCCATCTTCACGGAGCTGGTGTTCAACCACCAGAACGTGCTGGAGGGTGACACCTATTTCACAGACAGGGGCATCATCGAGAACGTGGAGTTCCTGGGAGACGGGGAGTACCGCCTGTATATGCGCAAGGTGCATGACAACGACACGATACCGTTCCATGTCAACGACGTGCTGCGCAGTGCCGTCAACAACCTTGATACCGCACGCACCTACCGCACCACATGGATGAGGGTGAACAGCGTGGACACCGTGAGCAACAGCATGACGGTGGTGATGTATGCCGGTACCGACGTGGCGGGTGGTACCAACTACCCTCCGTCGGCAGCAGCGCGCGTGGTGCGCTGGGGAAACACCCTGGATCCTGACCGCCAGAACGTTTTCTTCGTATCGTCGAACGACGGGCGCTTCCTCTTCCTGCAGGGAGTCAATAAACCCATCATCGATGACACGAACTGCTCGGCATTCATTGGCGTTCCGCCAGACCTCGATTGCCTCAGGAACCTGCCCATCAACAGACGCCTTCCGTACCTGTATGCCCGGGGACTCATCGTCCAGGACATCATCAAGATAGACTACCAGGGCAACCCCGTATATACACCACGTGACTGCGGGCAGTGGGACCCTGAAAGGGTATACATCCACGGCTATGACAGCACCGCGCAGGGCTATTATACAGACAGGGTGTGGTATGGCGGATGCCTGTGGCAGTGCTCCGTGGCCATGACCACGGCAGGCCTTGCACCACGCTTCAACAACCCGCAGTGGACGTGCCTTCTGGGTGGTGCCAACGTCACCTTCGAGATAGTTTCCACTGCAGGCGACTTCTTCCGCTACGGCAGCAGCTGGTCAACCACGCTGATGGCAAGGCTGTGGAATGCTGAAATGCTGCTTACGCTGGAGGACATCGGAGAGGCTAACATCACATGGGAGCGCATCAGCAGCGACACGGCAGGCGATGCCGTATGGAAACTGCAGCATGCCAATGCGGGGCTGAGCGTGGACATCTCCAGCGAAACGGACATTCCGGGAGGGTGGGGACCTGGAGCTGACCTGGCATTCCGCTGCACGATAGTCATAGGGCAGCTGGGCACATACGTTAACGAATATCCAATTGAGTTATGATAAAGATTAAGAAGAAAGGCGGTCATGTCATATACCAACCGCTATCGGCAACATTCCAGATGCAGGAACTCGGAGGTTCCAGCCAGCAGAAGTTCGACGCAACGACGGGAAGATGGAAGCCTAACCGCATCCTGACTCCTTGCCTGCTCCAGCCACAGCTGCTGATACAGGATCCTGAGGGAATCCTTCCTGCCGGTGACTATACCGGTGACCTCGTCAATGTAGCATGGACGGCAAAGTCGCTGCTAAACAGTGTGGAGACCAATCTGACTCCCGGTACTGACTACGTCTTGGACAATGCCACGAAGTCGCTGACTCTGATGTATAACGTGGCTGTCGATGAGGTCGTTACCATTACGTTCTATGCGCAGTATGTCGACCCGAGACGTGCCGATACGAACGCACTGACGTTCAAATGGAGCACGCAGGTGACAACGGAGGTTGAAGCAGACTATAAGGTGACGCTCGACACAGGGCAGTGGAACTCGAAGATCCTGATATCGCCATTCAAGAACTGGGGTCGCTTCGCCATCCCCGTACAGCTGAAGGACGGTGACGACGCTATTGCGGACAATCGCTGCGCCTATCAGTGGCAATGGTGGACGGGAACGGAATGGTCCCAGGACTTCTCAACACGATTCTGGTATGTCAGCGGAGCTACCTCGAAGCAGATCCAGCTGGATGCCGACTATATCCAGGACATCACACTGCGTGTCAAGGCTGTCGCCTACGGTGACACGTCTCACCCGCTGTACTTCGCCACACGACTGCTCAGGTGGTATGGGCAGTACCAGGAAGACGTGGACTTCCTGACGGGAAAGTACGTGTTCTCGGACTCCACGCTGGTCAAGCTGCAGGGTAAGGTGTCGAAAGCTGCAGGCGGGGATATCAAGGATCCTGCCAAGTACTTCGACATGACACTCTTCTTTGCCGTGGGCAGTGAGGAACTGTCTCCCGTGGCATACGGAGAGGAAGCTACCATCCGTCGCAATGACCTGCAGAGTGGTGAGCCAAAGGCGGGTATCTTCGTCCGTGAGCGCACCTGCTTTCTGCCTATTGCCGATGCCGACGGTAAGATCCTATCGGATAATACGACCATCCTGTTCACACAGAAACCAACAACATCAATGGAGGAAGAATGAAACAGTATTATTACATCATCAGTGCGGAATCCGCACGCAGGCTGGGGGTTACCGCCTTCAGGAGAGGAAACGAGAAAAACGGGTACCTTGTCACCTCCGGTGACCTGGTGACGGCAGCCGACGACGTTCGGAAAGACGCTGTCCGTGTCACGGAGAAGAAGGCCTTCGAGTTTATTGAACAATTATAAAAGAGATATATGGAATATTCAGCAATTAAAAACCTGTACGGTTTCGAGGACGGTGACTGCATCACTCCGGGGATGGGTGTCCAGATAGCTGCAGGATATGGCCTGCACCAGTATTACAACACGACAACGGGAAACGTCATCCAGACGGACTTCACGCAGCACCCTGCAGTGCTCTTCCCGCAAGCTTACTCGTCGAAGACGGCTACCATCATCGCTCCGTCGATGACTGGTTTCCAGTGGTATTACAACAATATCAGCGACAATGCCGGTATCCTAGACAGCAACGGTGACGTGAAGAGCGCCTACAGTGCACTCTTCGAGAAGACCACCGTGACGATGAACGGCAAGACGTTCCCTGCCCTGCGCATCAAGGGGAACCTCGTAAGCTCCGTGCTGAACGACTACACGGACAAGTTCATCTACTTCGTGGGCACCTGGCAGGGCAAGCAGTTCACATGCCAGCAGCAGATCCCCGTCATGTCATCGACGGGAGAGGCCTACAATATCCTGCTGTCCGTCATCGGTGAGGACGGAACGGGCGACAACGTGCTCAGCTCGGATAACGACTGGGTACAGTATACGGCATACCTGCAGCTGGCAGGGAACACGATATCGGGTGCCACCTACCAGTTCCAGCGCCTGGTCAACGGCAACTGGGTGAACATCACCAACAGTCAGGGCGTCGTGGAGATCAGCTCGAACGTCATCAAGATGTACCAGGCATTCGTCGAGGGCGTAGAGGTGCTCCGCGTGGTGGTTACCAACGGAGGAAAGACATACTACAAGACCTTCGAGGTGTCGGACATCCACGACCCGCTATACATCGACGACGGATGTAACATCCTGGGAGATGCCGTAAAGCCCGGACAGACGGCTACCTTCAACCCGAAGGTGTACCGTCGCGACACCGGTGAGGAGGAGACTGGCTTCACCTTCACCTACACCCTTATCAAGAGAAGTGACGGATCGGTCATCACTGACATCACCGTCAACCAGCTGACCTATGACAACATCGTGGCCAAGGGAGGCATCTCAGTAAGAATAACGGCATCGAGATCATGACGCAGCACCTGCACAAAGTAAAAGACTTGATTCCTGCACCTAAGGACGGTAAGGGTGTTTCGAGCACGAACATCTATTATAAAGCCGACTCTTCAACGCCTAGCACTCCGTCTGGAGCGCCTGCGTCTAACCCTTCATGGGCTGACAACGGAAACAGTCTGATAACGAACAGCAATGCCACCAAACACCTGTATGAGAGCACCTGCACCACATACACCGACGGAACCTACTCCTGGAGCACACCCATCGATGACGGTCTGATCCAGGACATGGCGAGCACGGCAGAGCAGTTCGCTCTCGCTGACAGTGGTACCACGGCACCCTCCTCAGGCTGGAGCTCTTCTGTTACTCCCACCGCAGGCAAATGGGTATGGAGCCGTACCGTGCTGACCTTCAAGGACAACTCCACAAAGGTTGTCAACACCCAATGTGTGGGTTACTACGGTACGAACGGCACCGGTAAGGATGCTCCTGTGCTGACACTCGAGCCCTCCGTCATCCTGTATGATGCTGACAGTGACGGAAAGGCCATCGGACAGAATCTGGAGTATACTTTTTCCCCCTCGATGACCGTAGGAGATGAGACAATCGTTTTCCCCAGCTTGATCTGTGATGTCACCTCAATTACCAACGTCACCTATACGCCACCGTCATCAAGACCAAGGCAAGCTGCCAAACTGACTATAACACAGGGAGCGGTAGCTGAAGGTGATGTAAAGATAGAAGCATTGGGGGAAACATCAGACGGGCAGATCTACACTGCCACGGGGTTTGTCCATGTCGCCCCGAACAAAAAGGGACAGAAGGGCGACAATGCTTTCTCCGTTTCACTGGACAAGACCAGTTATGCATGTGAGACCTTAGATGGTGACTTGACTCGGGACTATGATTTCTATATCACGATATATGCCTATTACGGAAATACCAACGTGCTAAGTGCATGCACTGTCAACGGTTCATGTACTGATGGAGACATAGATGTCAACATGACAAATGACAAACTCGTGCGCGTCAGACTGTATGCCGGCAACGGTCTTGCTGCTGTCACACCTGTTTCCATAACGGTAACGCATCCAACTTATGGCAGCCGTACACTGGTATGCAACCTTACCCGTGTAGAGCGGGGAGCGAGAGGCGAACACGGGCCTGCACTGCGTGGTCCACAACTTTATTCTGACGTCCCCACAAACTTCCAGTTCATGCAGGGTGCTGACAGTGAGGAATTCCTGGATGTCGTCATCGATGCCAATGGCAACTTCTACAAATGCAAGAAGAGCCATGTCAAAAGTTCGGGTGTAGCACCGGGTGCCACAGGGTGGGAGACATACTGGAGCCTGGGCACGAAATATGACCTGGTAGCCACACAGATACTGCTGGCCACCTATGCCCTGATCAAGAACCTGGGCGTCGAGAACGTAGAGGCGAAGGATGCCAACAACAATACCATCTTCAGCGTCAGGAACGGCATACTGGTATGCAACGGCGGTACCATCGGAGGCTTCAAGATATCGTCGTCGAAGATAGGTGCTGAGGACGTTGACCCGAATAACTTCCTGTGGATTGATTCCACTGGAAAGATCAGAATCGTGCGAACCGGCACTGGAAATGCACTGGACATCCTGGGCAACATCCTCCTAAACGGCAACGGTGGAACCTTTACACTGAACAACGCCTCGAACAACGGAACCATCAAGTTCCTCGGCAGGCTGAACGTGGACACAGGCTACCTCAAGACATCTTCGGACAGCAGGTCCGTCGGTGACATCTACAGGGATGCCAACGGATTCCTGAAGATACAGACATAACCAATAAATACTTATAATTATGAGCGGAAGCGTACAAGATTTAAATTATGCGAAGGTCCAGGATCTGGACACTTTGAATGTAGGACCGAACACCGTCATCCTCGGCTATGATACGGTTGGAAACAAGTTCGGAAGGATAGCCGTTTCGTCCCTGAAGGACAAGATACCCTGGTTCGGCAGACGATGGCCGAAAGGAAACTCGTCACCCGTCGGCATAGCCATCGGTGACATCGACCTCGGACAGGTCTTCGCCAAGACGATTGGGCTGGGCGGATATCTCGTGCAGAATAACCACACTCGTGAGAAGCTCAGCGCTACGACACACCGCGAGAAGGCCAACGGTGCCGCTGCTGACCTGACAGGTGCTGCAGGGCATTATAACTGGGGCTGGAACGTGCCGATGTATTACCAGAAGTACGAGACGGCAACGGATTTCTGCGAGACATTCTCGCTGGGTGGTCCGCGTCCGGGGTTCTGGAACCAATATATCCCTGTGGGCTCGCGATCCTGTGCGGGATATGCGCAGATGGACCGCACCAACAGCATCCTGAAGAACAGCGTGAACTCCACGGCACAGTACCGTGGTGGTAACAATGACTCGTCGCTGGATGGCATCTACAAGTCGCAGCTCTGCAAGCCCGTGACGAACATGGCCATTGCCTCCCTGCGTACGGCAGCACGCCAGAACGGTACCCTGTGGTATGCCAACGACCGCGTGATGCAGTATGTGACGGCAGCGCTGAAGCGCGTCATCTTCGGCAACCGCAACATACAGGCAGCCGTTAATGCCACGCTGGACAGCAACGGACTGCTGCAAGGTGGTACCGGCAGCGGTGCAGACCTACCGAACGACTGGGGTGCAAACTTCAACTATTATCCCTACCTCCGTCTGGACGTAGGCGTGGAGAGCGGTGACTTTACAGGCCTGCTGAGCACCACCATCGATGAGAACGGTACCCAGAAGACCATCGGCAACATCCCATGCTTCTATGGTCTGAAGAACGACTATAAGTACCTGTATTGCATGTCGGAGAACATGCTGCTGCAGTGTAATGCCGACGGTTCGCAGTCACTGTTCATCGATAACCATATGGATGGCCGTCAGATGGACCTGACGACTGTTTCTGGCCTGACGCAGATTGCCACAGGACCGGCAGCTGCATCGGGTGGATGGCAGTATGCCAAGGAATACCAGATGAACAACCTGTCATTCTTCCCGGGAAGGGAACTGGGTGCGTCATCATCTACATTCTACTGCGACGGATATTACAATCCGGCTGCTACAAGCGGTCTCCGTGGCGCTAGATTGCTTGGC